AGGCTGCGGCGGGACCGCTGGCGCGGCGCTGATTATTGGGAGGGTGCGGCCGACAGGGAGGCATGCGCAGATCTGGAGCGCATGCTCGCCAGGTGCGCGGTGGCGGTGGCCGGGGTCGATGGCGGCGGCCTGGACGATCTGTTCGGGCTGTGCATCGCGGGCCGCGAGAAGGTCACCAAGCGCTGGCTCTACTGGGTCAGGGCCTGGTGCCAGCGCAGCGTGCTCGAACTGCGCAAGGAGATCGCGCCGGCGCTGCTCGACTTCGAGAAGGATGGCGACCTGGTCATCATCGACGACGGCGAGACGGACCTGGAAGGCATTGTGGAAGTGCTTGGAAGGGTCGCGGCCACCGGCCTCTTGCCGGAGAAGAGCGCGATCGGGCTCGATGCCCAGGGCGTCAGCGTCCTTGTCGACGCTCTCGCCAATGTCGGGCTGGTGCACCCTCAGGTGGTGGCGGTCGGACAGGGCTGGCGACTGATGTCGGCGGTCGCCGGACTAGAGCGGGCGCTGAAGCATCGGAAGGCCGCGCATTGCGGATCACGGATGATGGCCTGGGTGCTCGGCAACGCCAAGGCGGAGCTGAAAGGCAACAATGTGCTGATCGAGAAGTCCACCGCCGGCAAGGCGAAGATCGACCCGCTGATCGCGGCGCTCAACGCGACCAAGCTGCTCGAGCTCAATCCGGTGTCGGCTCCGACCTTCGACGTGTTGGCGATGGTCGCCTGACAAATCTGGAGATCAAGCGATGACGATTGTGCGCAAGTAAGTGGCCGTGAAGGCCGCGCCTGGTGGCGACGGCATGGAGTTCGTCCTGTCCGACGCGACGGTCGACCGATACGGCGACGTGGTCGAGCCCGAGGGCTGGGACCTGCGTTGGTTCGAGAAGAACCCGATCGCGCTGTTCGGTCATTCGAGCGCGTTCCCGATCGGGCGGTGGGAAGACGTGCGGGTGGAGGCCGGCAAGCTGATCGGGCGCTTGGCGATGGCGGCTGCCGGCACGAGCCACCGGATCGACGAGATCCGCAAGCTGATCGAGCAGGGCGTGTTGCGCGCGGTCTCGGTCGGCTTCCGTCCCATCAAATACGAGGAAATGGAAAATGGCGGCTTTCGCTACCTGAAGCACGAGCTGCTCGAGACTTCGGTCGTGTCGGTGCCGGCGAACCCGGCGGCGCTGGCCCGCGCGAAGGATCTGAACATTTCCGACGAAACCCTGTCCCTGGCCTTCGGCGAGCAAGCCGACACGAAGGTGAGGGATCTGGCCACTGGCGAGCACGCCGCGATCCCGCCCAAACCAAGGGGCAAATCCATGATCACTCTCTCTCAGCGCATCGAGAATGCGCAGACCGAGCTCAACGTGAAGCGCGACAAGCTCGCCGAGCTCAACCAGGCCGATGACCTCGACCTCGACGCGATGGAGGCTCTCACCGGCGACATCGACCTGCAGGAGCGCACCATTGCGGCCCTGAAGGCGTCGGAAGCGAAGATTGGCCTCGGCGCCCAGGCGCCGGGCACCGTCGCCGCGCAGCCGCGCCGGCCCCTCGGCGTTGGCGGCAAGGACATCGGCGGGCTCGACCTGCTGGTTCGTGCCGCCGTCGTTCGCGGCGTCGCGCATTTCGGCGGCAAGACGATCGAGAAGGCACTCGAGGAGCGCTATCCTGGCCACGAGGCCACGGCGATCATCGTCAAGGCTGACCAGACGATCGGAACGACCACCGTGTCCGGCTGGGCGTCCGAGATCGTGCAGACCGCCTACGCCGACTTCCTCCAGGCGCTCATGCCCTTCTCCGTCTATCCCGCGCTGCGGGACCGCGGAATCGGCCTGAGCTTCGACGGCATCGGCACCGTGTCCATTCCGAGCCGCACGGCCGGCGGCGCCGGCGGCGGGTTCGTCGCGGAGGGTTCGCCGATCCGCGTCGGGCGCATCACCACGGCGGCGACCACCATGACCCCGCGCAAGCTGGGCGTGATCGTTCCGTTCAGCCGTGAGCTGGCGAAGCGGAGCACCCCGACGATCGAAGCTCTGGTGCGCCAGGCGATCCTCGAGGACACGGCGGTCATTCTCGACTCCGCGCTTCTCGACGCCACGGCCTCCAGCACGGCGCGTCCGGCGGGGCTGATCAACGGCGTCTCGGCCGCCGCGAGCGGCTATGGGGGCGCCGACTATCAGGCGGTGGTTGCCGACTTCAAGGCGCTGCTGGCGCCGTTCATCGCAGCCAATGCGGCGGATAACATCACGGTCGTGATGAACCCGGCGCAGGGTCTGTCGCTGGACATGATGCCTGGGCCGGACGGCACCGGCGGACTGGGCGACTGGTTCGGCAAGCTGCGCAGCCGCGTGAATATTGTCGAATCGGGCAATGCGACCGCGGGCCGCCTGATCGCGCTTCGCAACTCGGACTTCGCCACCGCGCTCGGCGATGCACCCGAGTTCGACGTGTCCGAGCAGGCGACCGTCCACATGGAGGACACGACCCCGCTCGAGATCGTCAGCGGGACCGGCCCGACCACGGCGGACCCGGTGCGCAGCTTCTTCCAGACCGCGACCATCGGCGTTCGGATGCTGATGGACGTGAGCTGGAAGATGCGCCGGAGCGGCATGGTCCAGTGGATCGACGGCACCTCCTGGTAATGCGTCGGGGAGGCTTCGGCCTCCCCTTTTTCCCACATCGATGAAGAGAGGAATCCCCCATGGGAAGCCGTAGATTTTCCGTCACCGTCGTCACCATTGCCGACGGCAGCGCCACCGCCTACTCGCCCTATCTCTCGGGCAAGGTGGCATCGATCCACTATGTGAAGGCCGGCGCCGCGAACTACACCGACGGTGTCGACTTCGCCATCACCGCCGAGGCCACCGGCGAGGGTCTGTGGACCGAGGCCAACGTCAACGCTTCGGCTTCGCGCTACCCGCGTTCCCCGACGCATTCGCAGGCGGGTGTCGCCGCGCTTTATGCGGCTGGCGGAACCGGGGTGTTCGACCTGATCCGGCTGAGCCGGGACCGGGTCAAGATCGTGCTCGCACAGGGCGGCGACGCCAAGACAGGCCAGTTCATCATCGTGGTCGAGGACTGAGCGGGGAAAGGGGCGGCTTTCGAGCCGCCCCTCAACCTGAAGGGAGTAGAAGCATGAGCAAGGAACTCTATCTGCTGGTCGATGGGACGCACGCGGACCCTGACGACTGCGACGTCGGCGCGGACCATGAATTGCGCCATGCCAACGGCGTTCCCGTTGCGCTGCGCGAAGACGGGAAACCGCAGACGATTGCCGCCGGTGCGGTCGAGAACAAGAATGTGGAGGCGGCCAATGCCGGCGAAGCGCCGCCGCGCGAAATGAAGCCCGAGCCCGCGCCGAAACCGGCGCCGCGCGCTGGATACAAGACCCGCGGACGCAGAGCTCGCTGACGTGGGGATGCTTGCCCGCATTTTCGGCGGCGTTCAGAAGACCGCCGAAGGTGCATATCGGTCTGGCCCCTATTTCCTGAGCGGTGGATGGCTTTCGGCCGCCGCAGGGCGACTGATGAACTGGTGGCAGTCCGGGTACTCGCTCACGCCGTACGGCGAGGCGAGCGCGATGGTCGAGGCGTGCATCTCGGCCTACGCGCAGACCGTGGCGATGTGCCCGGGTTACCACTGGCGCAAGGACACCGACGGCGGGCGGACCCGGGTGGCGGATTCGGCGCTCAGCCGGATCATGGCGAAGCCGAACGACTACCAGACGCGGACCGACCTGCTGCTCAACCTGACGCGCCGGCTGTACGACAAGGGCGAGGCCTTCGGCCTGGCGATCCGAGACGAGCGAGGCGACGTCGTCGAGCTGCACCTGATGCGGTTCGGCTTTCCGCGGGTCGCGAGCGACGGGTCGATCTTCTACGATTTGAGCGGTAACGAGATCGTCGAACGGCGGTTCGACCTCGGCTATCCGATCCCGGCGAGGGACGTGCTGCATGTAAAGCTGCACACCCCGATCCACCCGCTCAAGGGTTGCAGCCCGATCCTGTCAACCGTGCTCGAACGGGCGCTGGCGGGGGCTGCGATGAATCAGCAGGTCTCTTTCTACCTCAACCAGGCGCGACCCTCGTTCATGCTCGAGACCGACCAGCAACTGACCCCCGAGCAGGTCACGACGCTGCGCCAGCTGTGGAACGACCAGACGCAGGGCGAGAATGCCGGAGGCACGCCGATCCTGGCCTGGGGTCTCAAGGCGAAGCCGATCGCGACCAGCGCCGAGGATTCGCAGCTGGCCGAGTTGCTCAAGATGGTTGACCAGAACGTGGCGCTGGCGTTCCGCATGCCGCTGCAGGTGCTCGGCGTCGGCGGCACGCCGTTCGCGTCGACCGAGCTGCTGATGCAGTCGTGGATCGCCAGCGGGCTCGGGTTCGCGCTCGACCATATCGAGGAAGCCTTCGGCCGCCTGTTCGGCCTTGGCGGGATGCCCGACGAGTATCTCGAGCTCGACACGCGCGCGCTGCTGCGCAGCGCCTACAAGGAACGGATCGAGGGCCTGGCGCGCGGCGTGATCAGCGGGATCTATTCCCCCGACGAGGCGAGGGCGGAGGAAGACCTTTCCGCGGTTCCTGGCGGACACGGCGAGATGCCTCGCGTCCAGCAGCAGGTCGTGCCCCTGAGCTATGGCACTGCCATGAAGCCGCCGGAACCCGCCAAGGATGTGCCGGCGCTGACCGACCAATCGGGGGCGAACGACAATTCGGACGAGCTCGAGGCCACGAAGGCTTTGCTCGCGATGACGAAAGGGCTGGCCATTGTTCGACGGTGAAGCCTTCGGCCGGCAGATGGTCGAGATCGTCCGCGGCTATGTCGCCGCCGAGCTTGAGCCTGTCCTCGCCGAAAACAAGGCGCTGACCGAGCGTGTCGCTCAACTCGAGGCGCGAGAATTGCCGGAGGTAATCAGCGGCGCGGCGGGCAAGGACGGTCAGCCAGGCCGCGACGGTGTCGACGGCAAGGATGGCGGCGACGGCGCCGACGGACAGGGAATCGACGGCATCGATGTCGCGCAGGACGGTGCGACGATCGAGATGGCCTTCATCCGCGGTGAAGCGCGGGACGTTTTCCTGCTCGAGCTCCCCCCTGGTCCAGCTGGAGTCGATGGCGATCCGGGGAAGGATGGCGAGGCCGGGGCCGAAGGAAAGCTGCCGACCGTGCAGGCCTGGGCGGAGGGCGTTCACTATGCCGGCCAGGTGCGCAGTCACGCCGGCGCGACATGGCAGGCGTTGCGCGACACGGGACGCGAGCCGCCGCACGAGGACTGGGCATGTCTGGCCGCCCGCGGGACGGATGGTGCGGGGTTCAATCCGCGCCGGCTGTGGCAGGCTGAGGAGAATTATCTGAGACTCGACGTGGTCGCCAAGGACGGCGGCTCGTTCGTCGCCCTGGCCGACGATCCCGGACCCTGCCCTGGCGAAGGGTGGATGCGTCTGACGCAGCCCGGCAAGCGGGGCGAGAAGGGCGATCGCGGCGAGAAGGGCGATCGCGGCCTGATCGGGCCGCCGGGGGCACCGGTGGCAGCCATCTCGATCGACGGCGAAGGCATGCTGACGCTGGTAAATGGCGACGGATCGACGGTCGAGTGCGACCTCTATCCGGTGCTCGCCAAGCTAGGGAGAAGTTAGATGCGTCGAGTCAAGGTCACCGTGACGACCGCCGCGGATGGCACCGTCACGGCCCACAGCGGGCGTGTCTCGGGCAAGGTGCATTCGGTCAGCTACGTCAAGCCGGCCTCCGGCTATTATGACGACGGCGTCGATTTCACCATCACCAACGAGACGACCGGGCAGAACATCTGGGTGGAGAGCAACGTCAACGCGACCGCGCACCGCGCACCGCGGCAGGCGACGCATACGCAGGCCGGCGTGGCTTCGCTCTATGCCGCCGGCGGCACCGCGGTCGAGACGCCGGTGGCGCTCGGCAACGATCGCATCAAGATCGTGCTGGCCTCGGGCGGTAATGCCAAGGTCGGCGCCTTCCACTTCCTGATCGACTGATCGGGAAGCGGCGGCGGCGATCGGGCAAACGGGATGACGGCATGAGGTACAGCATCAGGACCGTCACTGCTGTCGACGAGATCGTGCCGGTGATCGATCTCGCAGAAGCGAAGGCGCACCTGCTGGTGCACCACGACGACGACGACGAGCTGATCACCGCCCTGGTAATGGTCGCGCAGGACAGCGTCGAGGCGTTCACCTCGCAGCTGTTGACGCCGCGGGAGATGGAGCTGGCGCTGCGCGGGTTTCCGTGCGCCGACAGCGGCGTCATCGAGATCCCGCGGTCGCCGGTGACCGCGATCGGTGCGCTCGACTATACCGACGAGAACGGCGAGGCGGTGGCGCTGGTCGAGGATGATTGGCGGTGGAGCGAGAGCGAGCCTTCGCTGGTGATGGCGGCCTGGTCGACGAGCTGGCCGAGCGCCGCCGACGAGCGCGGGAGCGTGCGGGTTTCGTTCACCGCCGGCTATGAGGAGGGGCTGGCGCCGGCCTCGCTGGTCGGGGCGGTGAAGCTGATGCTCGGGCACCTCTACGCGAACCGCGAGACGGTGGTGACCGGGACGATCGCGACCGAGCTGCCGTTCGGGGTAAAGGCGCTGTGCATGCCCT